ATGGCGTCGATTCGAAAAGTGAAATCCGGTTGGCGGGCAGAAGTATTCCGCAAGGGAACACGCAAAAGCAAGATTCTCCCCACTCAGCGAGAAGCCAAGGACTGGGCGGCTCGGGCGGAATATGAGATTTTGAATGGGGACAAGATTGCTGCAAAGCTAACGCTTCGTGAGCTGTTTGACAGATATGCGCGAGAAGTTAGTCCAACTAAGGCCGGTCGCAAATGGGAAGTGGTGCGGCTCGAAAAGCTTCAACGTGATCCTATCGCGCGCATCCAGCTTGCGGACATATCCGCGACAGATCTTGCAGATTGGCGAGACAGGAGAGTGCGGGAGGTTTCTGCTGGTTCGGTTCTACGCGAAATGAGTTTGTTGAGCGCAGTCTTTACGCAAGCGAGAAAGGAATGGCGGTTACTGTCTCATAATCCGCTGACCGATGTGCGCAAGCCCAAGCGTCCTGCCGCTCGGACCCGTCTGCCCGACAGCGAAGAAATCGAGAGATTGCAGCATGTCGCTGGGGCGGACCTGACAACCGCGACCGGGCGTGTATTCCATGCGTTTCTGTTTGCGGGTGAAACGGCCATGCGGGCAGGTGAGATTGTTGGCCTTGAATGGCAGCGACTTGACCTTGAGAAGCGTGTTGCACACATTCCGATGACAAAGAATGGAACAGCGCGAGATGTTCCCCTGTCTTCAGAGGCGGTTCGCTTGATCAAAGCGCTTCCTGAGGCGGACCCAGTTTTCGACCTTTCATCCCGTCAGCTCGACGCCTTGTGGCGCAAGACAAGGGATAAGGCGCTAATAGATGGGCTAACATTCCATGACAGCCGGGCTTGGGCGCTAACCAAACTTGCCCGAAAGGTGGACGTGATGACACTGGCTAAAATAAGCGGACACCGCGACCTGAAAATTCTCTTGAACACATACTATCGGGAAACGGCTGAGGATATTGCAAAGCGTCTTGATTAGAGCCGCACAAGGCGCATTTTCCCGCTGCCTTTGGCCTCAATCTCACCTGAGCCAATTCGCCGCCTAATTGTGCTTTCAGAAACCTCCAAGCGTTGCGCGGCTTTGGGGATCGTTATCCATTCATTCTCAGGGGTTATCCTCGCTGCCTGCACTTCCTGACGTAGCGCTTTCACTTCTGCTACTAGCGCATCCAGGGCACCCGCATCTACTGCAATAAGTTGGTTTGCCATCTGTCTCCCTCTGAGATCAGGCTGCGAGCCTCTTATGACCAAACCGCGCGTAGGTTGTGGCGGGCTATTTTGGCTTTAAAAGTGTTGTAGCTGACATTCAGCAACTTGGCAGCTTGGCGTTGGTTGCCTTGTGTCTCTGTCATCGCCCAAGCGAGCGTCTTGCGCTCTGCATCGAGAATGATTTCTGTCAGGTTGCGTCCCTCGACAGTGATCGTGGCCGGGGTTGGCCGGGTGCTATCACAAGTTGTGGGATTGAATCCGCTCGTCATCGTACAACCTCAAATTTTACACTTGAGGTTGTGAATCAATTTCATCCCTATTTCAACTAAAAAGTTCAAAAATATCCAAAATAGGGATTTTGAATTGATCAATTTGGGGTGATTTTGGGGCGTTGCTTAGCTCCTGTTGAGAAGTTTCCCAAGGATCGCGACCCCTTCTCCACGAATCGCATGTGATGGCTCGCCATCCTCTGCTACCCAGAACAAATAGGGTTCTGCTAGGTAGACAATTCGTCGTGTCTGGTCGTCGAACTCTGCTAGGTAAAGCGTGCCGGTTTCGATAGGCGCGTCGGGATCAACTAGGACGCTAGCCGCGACATCGGCACCCATCCCGGCCCGGACATTTGAAAGGAAATACTCGACTGTTCCACCCTGCTTTGCGGCAGTGTATTCGTGTATTCCCTCGCTCAATCCTTTGATTTTGCTTCCATTTGATGTGGCCCATGTGCCCGGTTCGTCAGTTTCGCCTAGCAAATATTTCGGGTCCACATCCAACGCCCGAGCCACTTTGTTCAAGGTGCTTGGTCTGGGTGTGCGGTCGGGTGATTGCAGCAAGCTTGTTAGAGTGGACTTGCCCAGATCAGCGGCTTGGGCAAGGGCTGTCAAACTCAGACCAGCCCGCTCTGCTTGTTCATTTACGCGCTTTGATAGGGTGGAAATATTGACACTTCTTGTCATGTTCTGGCCCTTCTGGATTACCTTTTGACTATATTTACCACTAATACGCCCAAAGTGGCAGAATTATAGCTAACGGCAACTCACCAAATAGGGGGATATGGGGATCGCAATCTTCTGAGAGGCGACCTCGAATGCAACCTAAGGTAAAAGAGAAACCAATCCCCAGCCCGCTTACCCGCGTCATTGTTGGCGCTTTGCTGGTCAATGGTGAAATCGACACGGGCGAGTTGCTTGAACTGGCCGAACAAATGGGTGTTGCCGGATCCGCTTTGCCGCGCGCCATGTGCGATCTGATCTCGGCAAGGCAGGCGCGTGCCCTTCCTGGTCGCAAGGGAACCGGAAAGCTGATTGCCGGAACGGCGTTGGCACTCATTCCCCGCGCTTTTCGGATTTCGGCCATCACTGCTTATCATGCGGCCCGTTTGCAGGTGGTGTGCCATGCGTGATCCCGATCTGCTCACCTTCCTCACAGCCGTTCAGCGCCACAATGAGACGGGCGCAATGTTAAGGGATGCCTCCGGTTTGAGCTGGAGCCAGCTTGCCCAAATGACGTGGCAAGCACAGCGAGAGGAGTTGATTGAAACCACGGGTCGCGTGCAACCATCCTTGGTCCTCACACGGCTTGGTCACACGCGATTGGGCGCGCTGCCACTTTCTGAAATTGAGGAGGTGGCGAGCTAATGGCTATTTCTGATGATCGCCGCGCCATGGACCTGGATCTAGGTAACAGCCCTTGGCAGATGCTGCCTGAAATGGTTGCGGATTATCGGGCTGAGCGGGCCGGTATTGAGGCCGGTCTATTGGTCCTGGAGGCCTTTCACCACGTCAGTGCTGCGCAATTGGTCAAACTGGGGTTTCGGCAGGCGGGGCATATGCGCCTCGGCGCTGCTGTTGCAGTGGCAAAGCTGCGCGCGGATATCGTGGGGGCGATGCGATGAAAGTCATCCCTCTGGAATATCTCACGGTTTACATTTGGCATGTTGCTCAAGGTAGAACCCTCGCTCAAGTCGCAAACCTTGCAGGTATCGGGCACCGTTCCACTATCTTGCGGCGCATCCGATCAGTAGAGGAGGCGCGCGATCACCCTGAGTGGTCCGACCTCCTGGATGATCTGGAGCGTTTTCGAAATTCGCCTGACTGCAATGTCTCCCCTGATGCGCCGGTTGATCGTGATCAGATCCTGCGCGCGCTTGGAATTACCGCGTCAGAAATAAGCGCGGATATTGGCGGGTTGGTCAACATTTTACGGCAGAGCCGCGCGACGGTTATCGTCGGGGCTGGATTGCCATCCGCCGGGGTGCTGATTGAGGGCGAGGTCATCAAGACATTCAAACGGTCGCTTCTCCAAGCGGGCATTTGTTTTGGTTGGTTCTCACCCGATCAGTCCAGCGCTGGAAAGCTGCGCAAGTTCAAGGTTGCCAAAACGGTGATGGATGCGGTGGGGTTTGAAACCACTGCGCAAACCCGAGAAAAAACAGCCAAGGTGTCGGCACCACGTTCTGCAACAACTGGCCGCGCCCTTTCCATGTCAGAAATGGCCATCAATAGGTTGGTTCTGAGGCGCGACCACCCGAGCCAATTGTCAGATAAGCATTTGCAATGGGCGCGCGATGTTCAAACCGCCATGCTTGTCGGTGGCACGGCAGTTGAGGGTATTCGAAAGGTTCTGGGGGACAGGTCCTATGAGATCCTGGAGCGTCACTGTCTCGGGATTGAGGGCTTTGAGCGAATTGAGGAGGAAATGGGCCTCACTCAGCGCTCGGCTAAGGTTGTCCTCCTGTTGTTGTTGGAGACGCTTGCGCATTGCGGGATCTTTGACCGAATGGCGGTCATCAAATGACGCGGCCCATGTCCAGATATTGCGAAATCTGTGAGCTGGTCCCGCCGGTATTTGGGATTGGTTTTCCCTTGCGCCCTGGTGCCCTGCCTGGATTGCCGGATTATTTGCGGGGGAGTTGCATTTGGGTTTGCGACTCTCAGAGCTGCGAGCGGGCGGCCAAAGCCCGTGCGCAGAAGGCGGCAGCGCGCTATGGAATCGAGCTAGAACAGGTTTTTCGCTTTTTCAGCCTCACTGCCGAACCTCGCCCCCAAGGGGGTCACTGACATGGCGTTATCGGATGAGGTAAAGGCAAAGGTCTCGCTGCGATCTGTAGCTGAGCGCTATGTCACTTGGGATCAGCACAAGTCCACGGAAGCGCGGGGGGACTGGTGGGCACCGTGCCCCTTTCACGGCGAAAAAACATCAAGCTTTCACGTCACTGAAAAGGGTGGCGCGGGCGGCTCATTCTATTGTTTTGGCTGCCAAGAGCGCGGCTCTGTCATTGATTTCATGATGGCGATTGAGGGTATCGGTTTTGCGGATGCGGTAAAGCGTTTGGCAGATAGCGAGGGCGTATCACGCGATGCGGATCCAGCCCGCCTTTTGGAAATCAAAGAGGAATCCGCCCGTAAACAGCAAGAGGCTGCGCGGGCAGATGCAGCCAAGGCGGATCGCAACCATGAACGCGCCCGCGAGATATGGCGCGCAAGCATCGTCAATCACCGCAACCTCATCCGCTACCTTGAGGGACGCGGCATTCGCTTGGACGCCATAGGCGGCGTGCCTCCAACCCTGCGATACCACCCGAACCTGCCTTGCTATGAGGGGCAGGATGAGGCTGGCCGCGCCAAGCTGATCCATTCCGGCCCGGCCATGGTGGCCTTTATTGGACGCAACAAGCTGATTGGCGTGCATCGCACCTGGATTGATCCAGAGGTGCCGAGCCGTGGGCGCGCGCGCCTTGAATGTGGTCGCAAGGTTCCAAAGCAAATGCTGGGGCTGACTGGGCAGATTGTTGGAAACCCTGTTTTGCTGTCACGGCGAACAACCGGAACGCTCCTGGTGGGCGAGGGGATTGAGACAGTGCTTGCGGCTTTGGCGGCGGCATTGCTGCGCAATCCCAACTCGCGCCCCTTTGCTGAGGCGGCTTTGACATTGGATGCAATGGCCGGTCCTGAGGATCGCCGTCATCGCCCATTGGGTAAGGGGCGCATGGGAAAACCGCTGCCGAGCGCTTGGCCCAAGATAGACACCAGCCGCCCCGGATACCTGCCGCCAGATGATACGGATCGCGCCGTGGTTCTGGCGGATCCCAGCACAAAATGCCCGGAAACAGCGCGCCTGAATGCAGAGCGTGCAGCCAAGAAAATTGGCCTGTGCTGCAAGCATGGTGCGCGTTTGGCGGTGCCAAACGATGCTTGGGATCATGATGAGGATTTTGCGGATTTAGCAATGAAAGGAACGCTTTATGACGCCTGAGAGCTTTGAGAGAGCGCAGCATATCACACTGATACGCGACCGTCGCCGGACAGAAAGGGCGGGCTGGCTGGATGGTCCCACATTGAGCCTTTTCGATTTTACGCATTCAACACCTGACGATGATTGGCGCGCGTTTTGCGCCAAACAGGTTGACCGAATTGATGCCGAACTAGCCGCCTTGGAGCGCGAATTCGAGGCCCTTTAACGTCGAAAGGAACGTTGTATGAAGATTGAGGATTTTGAACGGGCCAAGCAACTTGAGCAACGTTTCAATGCACTTAGGGCTGAGCGCGACGCTTGGCTCGATGATCCAAGCCCCCCGATGTTCGATTTCACTCATACCCTTCCGGAAAAGGATTGGGAGGACTTCTGCTTTGCGCAGATTGACCGGATTGAGCGCGCTCTGAGTGACCTAACCCGAGAATTTAAGTCCCTTTAACACAGAGGAAAATGACATGTTTTCTTTTTTGACCGCCGCCAGATTCTGGCGGGCGCTGGCAACAGGCTTGCTTTCGTTCATGGCTGTTATGGTTGCTGGGGGCCTCCTGGTCTCCTTCACGCTCTTTGATTTCTCATGGCTGAATAACCCCAATGACGCGTTTGTGCGGGTGCGCGCTTTCCTGTCTATTACCGCATCCTTTGCGGGCGCAATCATTGGAATTGCGCAGGTGAGGTCAGCGGATGAGTAGGTCACGGATCCTGGCCGATAGTGAGCGGGCCTTGCGCGTTCTTATCGCGTGCGAAACCTCGGGTAAGGTGCGCGAGGCATTTCGCAGGCGCGGCCATGACGCTACCTCTTGTGACCTACTGCCATCTGATGATGGCAGTAATCACCATATCATCTGCGATGTGCGCGAGCTATTGCAGCCGGGCCGTTGGGATTTGATGGTGGTGGCACATCCACCTTGCACCCGCCTGTGCAATTCCGGTGTGCGCTGGCTGTCTGAGCCACCTGGCAAGCTGAATGAAACTTACACTAAAGCTGTGCGGGACCGATATGCGGCTATGTCGCGCGAGGAACGTTTGGCTTTCATGTGGGCTGAGCTGGATGCGGGCGCAGAGCTGTTTTCAGATTGTTGGAATGCACCGGTGCCGCGTATCGCTGTTGAAAACCCGGTGATGCATAAACATGCGAAACAGCGGATCCGCAATTTTGAACCGGCGGCGCAAACGGTGCAGCCATGGTGGTTTGGTGAGCCGTTTTTCAAAGCCACGGGCCTTTATCTGCGCGGCGTGCCGCCTTTAATCCCAACCAACAAACTCATTCCGCCAAAGCGGGGGAGTGAGGAACATAAAGAGTGGTCAAAGATCCATCGCGCCAGTTCCAGCGGCGCAAACGGTGTGCCCCGCTGGAAAATCCGAAGTGAGACCTTTCAGGGGGTGGCCGATGCAATGGCCATGCAATGGGGTGATTTCGCAATGCAGGAGTTGGCGGCATGATGCGCAAAAAAAAACAGGCAGAGAGTCCGCTCATGTTTGATCTAATCGGAACCCCAACCGAACGCGCTGCGCGGGCCATTTGTAAGGCGGCCAATGGTTATCAAGCCTGCAAATGCACCGAAAAGGGCGGTGCTTGTGAAACCATGATTTCACAGGTCAAACAAATCGCAAATCATTTGGGCCTATCGACTGAAAAGCTAAGCAAGGTTGATCAGGGTGGAACGGTCTATGTCCGCGCGCCCAAATCCAGACCTTAGCCGCAACCCCCGCGCCCCAAGATCTGGCGAGGCGGCTCACCCTGCCTCGCCCCTCATTGCCGAAATTCCCTAAATTGGAGCGTGTCGCATGAGTACACCTCTCACCCCCCATATGAAGGCTACCACCCTAACCATGCAGGAGCGCGTCAAACTGGATCAGAATGATGAGGATAACGCCGCGCGGATCCTGGCTGTTTATGGCGAGGATCTGGTTTTCGTCTCAGGCAAGGGCTGGGCTGTTTGGGATGGTCAGCGCTTTTCTTTTCGCTCTGGCAATCTGGCTGCGCGCCGAAAGGCCCATAAATTGCGGCAATTGGTGTTGGAGGAGGCGGATTGGCTGGAGGCGAATTATTGGGCACCGGAGCCGCGTGTTGAGGAGTTCATTGATGAGCAAGAGCGCAAGCGCCCGCCGGTAATTTTCAGGTCATCAGAGGAGGCCCTGAGAGAGATGGGGACGCAGGCAGCGGCCCATCTGCGCAAGCACGCCAGCAAATGCGGCAATGCAGCCAAGGTGAAATCCGCCCTGGAGGTCTGCGAACATCAGCGCTGTGCTGAGGTTGAGGATATGGACAATTGCGCCTGGTCCCTCACCCTGCCGAATGGTGAGCTGGATCTGCGCGCCGTGGCCAATTGGGAACCGCCCTATGAGGGCACGGCGGTTGAAATCATGAATTCCAAAGAGGCTTGGCTGTCGGAAACTGACCGATCGCACCTACCAACAAAATGCGCCGGGGTTGAATTCAACCCAGCCAAACCTTGCCCGAAATGGCTTGAATTCATGGAATTGATTATCCCGGATCCAGAGGTGCGCGCCTGCGTCCAGCGGGTCTTTGGGGCGCTTTTGGTCGGGGAAAATATTGAGCAAATCTGTGTGTTTCTGCGCGGTCCCGGTGGCAATGGTAAATCAACGCTATTGAACACGCTGGCCCATGTGTTGGGGAGGCGCGATGGCTACGCTGCCACCTGTAAGGTGGATATGTTCCTTGAAACCGGCCATCAAAGCCCGTCTGGCGCAAACCCTGAGGAGGTCGATTTGCCCGGTGCGCGGGCCTATATCGCGACGGAACCGGGGTCACGTGATGTGCTGAGCGCCAAGAAAATCAAGGGTCTGACCGGGGGTGATCGCCGCATGTCGCGCGGCAACTATCAGGATCCGTTCTTTTGGACACCTACGGGCATTCCGATCATCTCTTGCAACAGAACGCCCAAAATCAAGGATGAGGATGAGGGTACGCGCCGCCGCCTGGTCTTTATCCCCTTTGACGTGAACCTGAGGGCTTTACCGCCAGAAAAACAGCGCTCACAAGGCGAGGTTGAGGCCGAATTACGGGCTGAGGGTTCAGGTATCCTCAATTGGATGATTGAGGGGTTTCAGGACTTTATGCACCGGGGTGGCAAGATCGAAATGCCCGAACCCATGACACGGCTCAAGGATCAACTGCTAGAGGCAGCTGATCCGGTGGGGGTGTTCCTGCAAGAGATGACCGTCAAGGAAGTCAAGGGCCGTGTCTCTGTCTCGGACTTCTACAAGGTGCATGAAAAGTGGTGTGAGCAAGAGGGCCGCCAGATCTATCAGATGAAAACAGTGGGCGATATCATGGTTGAAAAGGGATTTGAGCGCGGCCCTGTGCGTGGGCGGTCCCATTGGAAAGGGTTGCGCTGGAATGACAATGCAGCCGACCTGATTCAGGACGCCACAGGTGAGCGCCCGGCCAATGCGCCACCCCGTGAAAAGGGGCCGGATTTCTGACGCCCCGCGCCCCTCACTGCCGCTCGCCTCACCCTCTTTTTGCGCGCCCCGCGCCCCGGTGAAGGGGGTGAGCTAAATCACCCCGAAGGGTCAAAAGGGGAGAGGGGGTAAGGCCACCGCCGTGGTCCGGCGGTGAAGGAATTGGCGAAATCCGTCAAAATCGGGGAAATACCTCACCCTCTTCACCACTACATCACCCTTAGGTCACCCTAGTTAAATTGTAGATATATATGATAAAATAATGGAATTAGACGTGTGGGTGATCTGGGTGAGGTGCCTATATAGGCGCGAGAAAAATCATATACGCCGAAAAATCGGTGAACAATTCAGAGGGGGTCACCCCTCACCACCACAAGCGAAAGGATGATTGATATGGGTAAGCGGGCAAAACGGCAACCGGCGGCGCTTGGTCTGCCTGAGGGGTGGGGGATGATGAGCGCCAATCCTGGTGCGGGCGAGGCGCGCAATGCACGCCCGGCCTTGGTGCGTGATACCGTTGTGTCTGATGGCGTGGGGATTGATGAAACCGGACCTGAGGCTACGGCAGTTATCGGCAGCGAGACCGTTTTGCGAAAGCGGCAGAATGGCCTATTGGCGGATCTTCCCGCCGATCAGGCGCTGGCCCTGGAGCAATATTCACAGGCAGTTGAGGCGCTGGGGGCATCCGGCGGCACCTGCGATCCGACCGGCGGGGGAGGTGGTGCCAACACTGATGGCCCGGCTTTGCGCGCGTTGCGGGCGGCTGAACGCTTGAACAGGATGCATTCCGCCCTTGGGCGCGCCTATATCGAGCTGCCGCTAAAGAATGCCCGCCGCATCCGTCGCGGTGATCGCGTGGCGCGGATCAGCTTGCGCGACCTGACGCATTGGGCGGTTATTGATGGTCTCACCCGTGGTGACATTCTTGAGCGTGTGGGGGCCGCGCGTTCAAACCTGATCGCTCAAGATGCTGTTATTCAAGGGATTTCAGAGGTGGGCTTTCGCCTTTCCAATTGTTGCGGATTTTCTCAAAGCGCAGAGCGGTCCCTGAAAGATACGCAACCTGCCAAAAGGTGAGATATACCCCTTTGCATTGTCGGAGAGGTGCGCGGTTAACTCGTTCTAACGCAGCGCCCCGGCAATCTCACCACCCCGGCGGTTCTCTTGTCCACATGGACCAAGGCCCTTTCGTCACCCCGCCGGGGTGGTCTGGATATTCAAATCATCGCAAGGCTTGGCGCAAACATGGATCTGCGTATCAATCGTAACACAAAGGAATTTTCGCGCGGCCTGAACAATGCGGCCCGCAAACAGATCCCGTTTGCTATGTCGGTCGCGATCAATGACGTGTTGCGTGATGTAAAGCGCAATTGGGAAAAGCAGTTACGGCGAAAGCTGGATACCCCCACCGCCTTCACCATGCGGGCCTTTCGGATCAAGCGCGCGACCAAGCGTAACCTGCGCGGCATGGTCTTTGCTATGTCGATCCAGTCAGACTATCTGCGCTGGCAAGAGGATGGTGGCACACGCCAGCCCAAGGGCCGGGCGATCCTAGTGCCGGTGAGGCAGCGCGTGAACAAATACGGCAACATGCCACGCGGCGCGGTGCGTCGTGCGCTGGCCAGCCCCAAGGTGTTTTCCGGTAAGCCAAAGGGGCAGAATGCGCCGGGTGTCTATCGCCGCGCCGGAACAAAGAAAAAGCCGAAACTAAAGCTGATGATCAGCTATGAGGATCGCGCAAAATACACGCCGCGCCTCGCTCTGATCGCGGGCGCGGTCAAAACCACAACCGCCCGCCTGCCAAACGCCCTTTATCGCGCCATGAAACGGGCCAGGAACTAGCGCGGGTCCTTTCCGGCCCGCCGCAACATGGGTAATTCGCGCGCATGTGTGTTTGAGAAGTTTTGTTTTTTCAGGGGCTTGGCTTTTAGGTTGTGGTTGTTGTTATTCGAAGTATTCCATGTTGGTTCGTTTCCCAAGTCTTTCGAGAATATAGGCCCCTTTGTGGGTTGGTTTTCCGACTTTTGAATGGCTCAAGTGCTTTTTTAGGAAGAGCTTGGCGAGAAGAGCAGCGAGACCAGCGGGAACGAAATAGGCGATATTGCCCTCCACTAATTCTTCGAATGCTGGCTCTCTGAAAATAATACTAGTAACAAGAAGGAGGGCAGTAAATCCTCCAAGGATCAGCAAGAAGTTTGCGATCTCGTTGAAAAGAAAACGTAGCAGCCGATTAGTAATTTGGACCTTTAAAGACAAAAGGCCTAGGTTTGCGGCTCTATCTAGAAAGTCGGTTGGTACTTTGCCACCTTCAGATAGGAGTTTCACTTGTTGTTCCGAAAACTTCGACAAAACCCCGATGAGCTCAAAGTTTTCATCAAAAATATCTGTTAGAGCGCAACGCCAAGCTTCGCTGAGTTCGGGGTTGGCTTCTTGGTTGATCGATTTTGCATAATGCGTCCATTCGATCAGCGCCGCAACTTTTTGCGGCCCCATTTCTATGAGATCCGGGGGGGGGGAGCGCCGGTGTCGCGTCTTCGATTAGAGCCTCTAGGTTCTCTCGTTCTTTAGCGGTTAAACGTGTTTTGAGGCGGTCTGCCCAATGTTCACCTAATACCTTTGCGGATGGCCCCAAAAGCAGACTGAGGGGGTTGCCAATTGCCTTACCCACTTCCTGTGTGGCTTTGGCTGCGTCCGTAACTTCGTCTGAAAAATCGTTTTCTTGCTTATCCATTGGGCACACTACTTCGACCTCGGGGGCACTGTACTATGGACAGGGATGCAATCAACCCGCTTCAACCCCTCACTGCCGATCAGGTTGCTTTGGTTGAGCGGTTTCCGCTGCCTGAGGGGGTGCCGGATGCGTTGGTGAGCAAGGCGCAATTGGAAACTGCCTTGGGGGTTTCGGGCACCACGATTTCCGCATGGTTGCGGCGTGCGCCAAACCCGATCCCCTATGAAACCGCCGGGGCGAATGGGCGGGCTTATGAGTTTCGCTTGTCTGTTGCTTATGCCTGGATGCAGGCGATGCGGGCGGATGAGGAAAGCGCCAAGAGCGCCGCTGATGCGGCTGCCGCGCAATTGTCGCTTGCTCTGCTGGGCGGGGAAAGCGCGGCGGGTGCGCCGGGCAAGATGAGCCTTGCCGATCAGCGCAAGCTGATTGAGCTGGAGGCCCTGCGCCGAACAGAAGCTTTGCAACGTGGCGACCTGATCCGGTTTGAGGATGTGGTGAGCGGGATTGAGGAAATCTTTGCGGCGATCCGTGACGGGTTGGACGCCTTGCCGGATCGGCTGGCGCGCGAGCTGGGCTTGCAAGGCCGCGATTTGGAAAAGATTGAGCGCGCTTGTGATGATGTGTTGGGCCGCGCCGCGCAGAATGTTCAAGAGGTGATCGGTAATGGCGAAGAAGGTAGAGGCTCTATTTGATATTGAGCCGCTGCCGCCATTCTCACAGGTAGAGGCCGCGATTGAGCGGGCCTTGCCCACGCTGCGACCTCGGGCGCGGGTGGCGGTATCGGAAACCGCGCCGCTGCGCATGATCAAATCGGGCGGGCAGTGGGTCGAATGGCGCGCAGATGTTGCGCCTTACATGACAGAGCCAATGGATGTCACCACGTCGCGGCGCTTTGACAGTGTGGTCTTTGTTGGTCCGGCGCGATCTTCAAAATCTGAGGGGTTGGTGATCAATCCGATTGTTCACGCCATCCTTGCCAACCCGCGTGTTGTGGCGATGTTTTCGCCTACGTCCAATGCGGCCAAGGAATGGTCTGAGGGTACGCTTGATGAGCTGATCCAGAACAGCCCAAAGCTGCGCGCCAAGCTGGGTAAGGGGAAGGGGGCGAACAACACCTTCACCAAGAAATTCAACGGTGGCACCCGCCTGACCATTGATTACCCGGTGGGGGATAAGCTGGCGCAACGCTCAATTGCCCTGTGTATCGGCACGGATTACGACAAGTTTCCGGCTGATATCGGAAAAAATTCAGAAGGGATGGGCGAGGGCGAAGCCTTTGACCTGATGCGCAAGCGCACAGAGGATGCGGGCAGCCGGGCAATGACCATTGTGGAAAGCTCACCCCGCTTTCCGATCATTGATGAGGAACACACGCCCGCAACACCACATGAGGCCCCGCCGGTGTCGGGGGGCGTCTTGGCGCTCTATAATCAGGGGAGTCGCGCGCGGCTTTATTGGACCTGCCCGCATTGCAGTCATGAGTTTGAACCAAGGTTTGAGCGGCTGGAATACCCGGATGAAGGGACGCCTGAGGAACGTGGCGCGGCGGCCTACATGCTTTGCCCGTCTGGCAATGGCTGCGCAATTGAGCCAAGCGACAAACCGGATCTGAACATGAGCGCCCGCTGGCTTCATGAGGATATCAATGGTGAGCTTGTCCCGCTGGAAGATCTGAAACGCGATGTGGCCACGGTCAGCTATTGGCTACCCGGCCCGGCGGCGGCGTTGGCGAGCTGGGCTAAGCTGGTGTCGCGTTTCCTGGTGGCTGAGGAAAAGTTTGAGGCTACCGGGGGCGAGGGGAGCCTAAAGACCGTCTACAATGTTGAGCTTGGCTTGCCCTATCTGCCACGGGCGCGGGCTGTGTCTGAGGGGCTTTCGGCTGAGGTTCTGAAAAAGGCCGCCACAGATCATGCGTGGCAGGTCGCCCCGGCGAACACTGCATTCCTCACTGCCGCTGCCGATGTGCAAAAGGGGCGGTTTGTGGTGCAGGTTGAGGCCTGGACCCTGGACCTTGAACGGGTGGTGATTGATCGCTTTGATCTGGTCAATCCGCCGGAAACTGCGCCGAACCCAGAGGGCCGCCAGATCCGGCCTGATGTGTATGGCGAGGATTGGGATGCGCTCACAGCCTTGATGAGCAAATCCTATCCGGTTGCCGGGTCGAACCATGCGCTCCAGATCCTGGCTGTGGTCTGCGATTTGCGGGGTGAGCCTGGCGTGACACCTCGGGCGCGGGACTATTATCGCAAGATGCGGCTGGAACATCCGAACCGGTTCTATCTGGTGATGGGTAAGGGCAAAGACACCACGCCCCGTGCGCGGTTGATGACGCCCGAAACCGCGCATCGCGGCAAGGAACATGTGGCGCGGGACGTGCCCAATATCGTCGCGGGGACCGATCCATTGAAAGATGAGGTCGCCGCATCCTTGATGCGCGAGGCGGGCGGGGCGCGTAAGCTCAATATCCCGCGTCTGGCACCACATGAGATATTTGCGGAATACGCGGCAGAACGTCGATACGAAAAGGGTTGGGATAAGCGGCCCGGTCAGGTGCGCAATGAGGCGCTTGACCTGTCGGTCTATTCCCTGGCGCTGGTGATCGTGTTGGAGGCTGAGGCCATCAATCGCGATGATCCGCCCAATTGGGCACTGCCGGGGCGGGGCAATCTGATGGCGATTGACCTGCCCAAATCCGAAAATCGCGATGTGACTGATGAGCAAGGCCAAGTCGAGCAGGCCGAACCCACCGCCCCGGCCAAGAAAGCCGGGGCGTGGCGTGTGAAACGTCCAAAACGAAACAGAGGATGGTGATATGTCCAGCCTGAACCAAGTAAATCTGATCGGAAATCTTGGCGCGGATCCTGAGGTGCGCACGTTCCAGAATGGCGGCAAGGTGTGCAACCTGCGCATCGCCACCTCGGAAACCTGGAAAGATCGCAACACGGGTGAAAGGCGGGAACACACCGATTGGCACAGTGTTGCGATTTTCTCTGAGGGGTTGGTGGGTATCGCAGAGCGCTACCTGCGCAAAGGTTCCAAGGTGATGATTGGCGGCAAGCTGAAAACGCGCAAATGGCAAGATCAATCCGGCGCGGATCGCTATTCGACCGAGGTCGTTTTGCAGGGCTATGACGCCAAGCTGATCATGCTGGGCGATCCGCGTGGCGATGGCGGCGGGTCAAATGGCGGCGGTTACAGCGATGGTGGTGGGGCGGGCTACGGTCAGGGCGGGTCCGGTTCCGGTCAGCGCGACATTGATGATGAGATCCCGTTCTAAGGCGGGTGAATGAAGTTGGTTGCAAAACAGGGGAATGCAAGTGAATAAGTCTAAAGTTGAAATGGACGCTTCGGTGAAGCTGAAAGCATCTGGTGAAACGGGTGAGGTGTCCTTAAATGCGCTTTTTTAGGAAGCGGGCGATTTGTAAATTCGGGAAGAAAAGGGGGGCGTCCGAAGACAGCCCCCGTTCCCCGCCTTAGACGAAGAAGCTCGCAAGCCAGATCAGAGCCGAGAGGCTCAGAGCGATCTCGCAGCGATATTCATCGCCGTTAGACTTACTGGCTTGGAAGTAGACGCCAATTTTCATGACAGTCCTCCCATTCTAGCCGCGCTTGGTCCTTATAGTAGTCGGTCAAGGGCGCGGTTAGACCAGCGACCGGGGTTTGCCATTTGTGTATAGTTGGCTGGAGGTGCCCGGCGGCTCCGACTATTTCGATGCAGCTTTTCTGCCGCTTGATCGTCACATGGTTAGGGTGACATGCACTTTCAAGGCATTGACAGAGTAAAAAGGTGATTTCATGACAATTCAAAACTGCATTCCCGCGACTCTTGTCGCAGGGGATGGTTGGGCATGGCTGGATGCTGCCGCCTTTGCCAGTCACCCGCCCGCTGAATGGTCTTTGCGTTATGTGTTGCGACCATTGTCCGGCGGTGCATCGGTTGAAATTGACGCGGTTGCCGGGGCGGATGCCTATGAGTTACGCCTTTCATCAGCGCAATCCGCCGCTGTACCGCCGGGGCAATTCACTTGGGTTGCCTTGGGGTTTCATGGCGCAGGCGGTGATCGGGCGACGGTTGCCACTGGTCGGGTGGAAATTCTACCAGATCCGACGGCGTCAACGGGGGATCAGCGTTCAAGTGGTGAGCGGATCTTGGATGCGATTGAGGCCGCGATTGAGGGCCGCGCCAGCAAGGACGCTGACAGTTACAGCATTGAAGGGCGCAGCATTTCCCGCACGCCCATGACCGATCTTTTGCGCCTGCGCGATATCTATCGCCTTGAGGTCGCGCAGGAGCAAAACCCCGGATCATCGGGCTTTCAATATCGGAGGGTTAAATTCTGATGTGGCCATTTCGCAAGCGCGCAGAACCGGTGGTTCGAGTAGAACCTGAGGTCCCGAAGTCTGCGGCCCCGCTGCCTTCCGCCTCTCACCGCCGCGCGCCTGCGATGGTCACGCGGTCCTACCGGGCGGCGCGACCTGATCGCCTTGCCAATGGGTTTGGCCTGATCGGCAGCGTGACCACGCGCGACGAAATGCGCCGCGAAATTCGTGGGCTGATCAATCATTCGCGCCATGCCTCGCACAACTTTGACTATCAGCGCGCCTATGAGATGTTGTTCCGCCGCCATGTGATCGGGCCTAACGGGATCCGGTTGCAAATGGATGTGCGCAAAAGGGATGGATCCAAAGACGTTCCAGCTAATCAGAAGATTGAGCGCGGTTTTGCCCGGTGGGGCAAGCTGGGCACCGCCACCCGGTGTGGCCGGGTGAGCTGGCACGGCGCGCAATGTCAAATTGCCACCGGGATCGCGCGCGAGGGTGGGGCGTTTGTCCGCTTTTATGAGGGGCGAGGGGCTGGCAAGTTTGGGTTTCAGATTGAGCCGATCTTGTTTGATCGCCTGGATCTGGATCTGACCATGCCGCTTGCCGGTGGGGCTTATATTGAGGCGGGCATTGAATTTGACGCCTCGGATCGGATCACCGCCTATCACATTTGGAACCGCCCCGATAGCGAGGCGCATCGCGGCACGGCGCAACGGCGCGAACGGGTTCCTGCCTCCAAAATGATCTACGTGCTCGTGCCTGAGGAAATCGGGCAGGTGCTGGGTGTGCCGAGATCTGCCACCGCCTTGCGACTGATGAACATGTCAGAGGGCTATCAGGAAAGCGCAATGACCGCCGCCAATTATGGCGCGGCGCAGATGATGTTCTTTGAACAGCAACAATCAGGCGCGCAAATTGGCGGGGCCGTGGATGATGTGCCCTTTGATGAGATTGAAGCGGGAACCACAGCCATGCTGCCGCCGGGTGTGAAGCCGGTGCCACATGTCCCAACCTATCCAGAGGCCGCAATTGAGCCTTTCATGCGCCATATGGGCACAAGTCAGGCAGCGGGCATGGGCGTTGCCTATGAAACGCTGACTGCGGATCTGTCCAAGGCCAATTTCTCCAGCCTGCGCGCCGGTAAGGGTGAGGAGCGGGATGAGTGGCGGATGATCCAACGCGCTGTTTTTGAGGGGCTGCATGATCTGATTGTGCAGCGCTGGCTGCGCATGGCGATCCTGTCAGGTCAGGTGATGTTGCCGATGCTGCAACTGCCGCGTTTCCTGGATGGTGTGACATGGCGGCCCCGTGGCTGGCCTTCGGTCAATCCCAAGGATGACGCCACAGCCAATGCTGCCGATCTGACAAGCGGCGCGCGCAGTCTGACTGAGATTGTCGCAGAGCGCGGGCGCAGTCTTGATGATGTGCTTGATGAGCGCGCCGCCGAAATCAAGGCGTTCAAGGATCGGGAACTGCCGGTGCCCAAATGGGCGCTGGATGCAACACCCACGCCACCACCAGAACCACCAAAAGAGGATGATCCGCCGGGGCCAGAGGATGCGCCGGGTGATGATCCTGAGGGATCCGAACAGGAGGCCACATGAGTTTGAAAATTGCAAACCTCGCCTATCGCGCGGGGGAGATATTGGGGGCAGCTTCGGCTGCCCCTTCTGATTCCGGGGGTGAGCGGGATGTGACTATCTCCTTTTCCTCGGAAAGCCCGTTCCGCCGCTTTGAGTGGGATCGCGAGGAGGAATTCCTAGAGGTCCTTGGTCACAAGGCGGATGAGGTGGATCTGTCACGCCTCAATTCCGGTGCCGCCCCGCTGCTGAAAGATCACCGTGCCACGATTGATAACAAGATCGGAAGTGTGGTGCGCGCCTGGCTGGAGGGTGGTCGCTGTCACGCGCTGGTGCGCTTTTCCGATACGCCAGAAGGCCGCGCCATTCATGAGCGTGTGCAGGCCGGGGAAATCACCTGCGTCTCAGTCGGTTACGGCATCACCCGTGCGATCCGCGCTGGCGAGCAAGACGGAACCCCGATCATCCGCGCCACGCGTTGGCACCCCAAAGAAATCTCATTCGTCGCAATCCCCGCTGATCCGTCCGTTGGTTACGGGCGGGATGATTATGGCGCGGCGCAATCACTCACTGTCACTGAAAAGGAAACACCTGACATGGCAAAAGACACTATCGAGCCTAAAATTGAAACGCCCCCCGCACAGGTGCGCAGCGACGACACACCGCCAGCGGATCCGGTAGCGGTTGAGCGTTCCCGCTCTGCCGAAATCCGCGCCATTGGTCGACAATTCCCGGATCTTCCCGCCGAAATGGTAACGCGGGCCCTGGATAAAGGCACTGATGTGGGCGCGTTTCGCCAGCAAGTGATGGATCACATTGCGAGCGATGAGGTGCAGGAGCAACGCACCAGTGCCACGCGTATCGGGCTATCCTCTGGTGAGGTCTCAGCGTTCTCTATCAGTAACGCTGTGCGTTTTTTGATGAACCCGAATGACCGCAATCGCGAGGCCGCTGCTTTTGAGCTGGAAGCGTCCCGTGCGGTTGGGGATGCAATCGGGCGAGAGGCAGAGGGCATTTTTATTCCCTCTGATGTTCTGATGGATGGCAACTTTGCCCGTGCTCAAAACACCGGTACCCCGGCTCAAGGGGGCGTTTTGGTTGCGCAGGATTATCGCGGTGGATCCTTTATCGAACTCCTGCGCAACCGGATGGCATTGACGGGTCGTGGTGTACGTCTGTTGCAAGGCTTGTCGGGCAATGTCGATATCCCGAAACAGACCGGTGGTGGTACCTTCTACTGGTTTGGTGAAGATGGTGAGCCAACTGATACAGAGGCGGGTTTCGGGTTAACCAGCATGACACCGCATTCAGCCGGTATGGCTATCCCTTACACACGTCGCATGGCGCAACAGGCCAGCCTTGATATTGAGGCGCTGGTACGTGATGACCTGCTGCGTGGCATGGCCCTGGGGTTGGATCAAACTGCGCTGGTTGGTCATTCTTCGCCGGATGCACCGGACGGGCTGCGCGACAAGATCTTTGCAAATGCGCTGAACTGGGCCGATTCTGCTGCAATGCCGGATGAGGATGATCTCATTGACCTGGAAACCGCTGTTGCAGTCGCAAACGCGGATGTTGGTGATCTGGCCTACATCTACAATGCGCAAATGTCTGGCCACCTCAAAAAGCTGCGCGATGCAGATGGCCGCCGTTTGGATGTTGAGAAAAACGGCATGACCAATGACTATCCGCGTGTTCGCACCAATCAAGCCGGGGCTGGTGAGGCCTTCTTTGGCAACTGGTCAGATCTGATCATTGGCATGTGGTCGGGTTTGGATCTGCGGGTTGATCGCTCTACCAAGGCTGCCAGTGATGGCAAGGTTCTGCGCGTGTTTACCGATGTGGATACTGCGGTTCGGAACCTTGAAAGCTTCAAGCTGGGCAAGCCCGAGAGCACAACTTCCTAACAATGATCCGCATTGAACGACATGCAAAGGCCATGGCGGCCTTTGTAGCTTCGGTGGTGGCTGGCCTGATGGTGGCCATCATCCTGCACGAAATCCACCCGCTGTCTCATTGGCTGCCTTTGTGGGGCCAAATCGCAGTGATTTTTGCTCCTGCCACCCTCACAGCCGCCTGCGTCTGGTGGGTGCCGAACCGCCTCAATGGGTTCAACGTGTCTTACATCGCCGGCCTCTTGGTCGCGCAAGGCATTGCGCCCGCTGGCAAGCCCCGAAAGGACCCACCTGATGACTGAAACAATGAAAGCCGGTGGCCCCGTCACGGTGAAGGGTAAAACCTATAAACAAGGTGCGGATGTGCCGATCACGGATATTAGCGAGGAGCGTTTGAAGCGCCTGCGTAATTCGGGCCGTTTGATCGGGGATAACGACAATTCCGCGCCGGTCAATCGAGCTGAGCCACCGGGGCGCGCCCCGGTTGGCGAGGTCAAAAAGGCGCTCAAAGATGGGGATTGAGGGCGCGGATGATTGGGCGGTGTTCACCGATCCTGACGTGTTTGGTGAGAACGTGATTTTCACCGGGCAAGGTGCGGATCCGCTCACCATTTCGGCCATCTTCACAACGCCGGGCGCTGTTGTCGCGTCCGGTTTTCAAGCGGGTGTTGCGACCACTGAACCGATGCTGACGCTTGGTGTCGCGCAACTTCCCTTTACCCCTGCGCAGCATGATCAGGTGCAATTGACGGTTGGCCATCCTGGCTTTCCGGCGGGCACCGCGCTGCGTGTGGCTGATGTTCAACCGGACGGATCAGGCATGATCCGTCTCATTTTGGAAAGGATGTAAGATGCTGAAAGGCAAGGATGGCGCGGTGCTGCATGGCAGTAGCCGTGACCGGGCACCAAAGGTGCAGAATTGGAACCTGGATGAGCAGGTTGATGTTGTTGCCGGTTGGGGCATGGGGGATGAGGCTGAGGAGGCGTTTGGGACAATCAAGCGCTATTCAGGCTCGTTTGAATACTATCTGAAACCGGGGGATCCGGCGGATGATATCCGCGCTGGTGATGTGATCCCGGTTGAGTTTTACCCCGGTGGGGAAACCTCTGGTTCTGGCTATTTCACCGGCGATGTTCTGGTGACTGGCACGCCTATGTCAGGCTCCAAAGATGGCATCCCAACCCGCACCGTCAATTTCCGCAACGCAAGCGGCACCCTACAGCGAGCAACCGTCACATGACCCAATCTGCAATTTCCGTCCTGACCGATCATTTCGCCCGCTTGGGCCTGCAATGTTACGAGGTGCCGGGGGTTAAAACCGCCGAGGGTGAACCGCTCAAGATCTACTTTACCCCGCCCACGAACGCGCAGGGCAATGCAATTGCCGAGCGCGCCAAAGGCAACGCGGCGCAAACCACGCTCTACACAGTGCTGTTGCTGTCCAAGGATGAGGCGGGCAACCGGCTCTTTGAGGAGAATGCGGCCACTGTGCAAGCGCTGACTGAGCAAGTGCCGGGGCGTATCCTGACCCTGATCGCCACCGCGATCATGAAATTCACCGGGCAAACTGACCTGGGAAACTCATCCGGGACAGTCCAGACGCAAGAGTAATCTATGACCTGGCTGTCAGGCTTGGGAAATTTCCCTCTGAAATAATTGAGCGCCCGATTGAAGAAATTCGGGCGCTCTATGCGTTCCTGGAATGGGAAGCGCAGAACCGGCAACCCCCTGTGAGGTGATCCATGCTCAACAAGGTCAAAGATCTGTTCTTTTCGATTGACGGGCGGGACAATTCCGGCCCGGCTTTTGGATCGGTGAACCGCCGTTTGCGCGATACCGATGGCCTTGCGGCAAAAGTCTCTGAGCGCATGGGCAATGCCGGTCGCAAGATGGCGGCCTTTGGGGCTGCTGGAAGCGTTGGATCAGCCGCTGTCGTTGCCGGGCTACGTGACGTGGTGGGCCTTTATGATGAGCAAGCGAAAGCCGAAACCAAGGTTGCAACCGCTGTTCAGGTGACGGGCGGCGCAGCCGGGTTTTCGGCTGACGAATTGTTTAAGATGGCATCGGGATTGCAAGAGGTTACTCGCTTTGGTGATGAGGCTATCCTTGATGGCGTTACTGCGCAGCTTTTGACATTCAAAAATGTTTCAGGTGAGGTTTTTGAAGAAGCGCATATGTCCGTGCTGGATCTCGCAACCGTGTTGAATCGAGATCTTATGGGGACTTCCGTGATGCTAGGGAAGGCTCTGAATGATCCTATCGCTGGTATTGCGGCTTTGAGCGATGCGGGCGTGACCTTTACTCAGTCGCAAAAGGATCTTGTGCGGAGCTTTGTCGAAACTGGCGATATTATTTCGGCTCAAAAGCTGATCTTAGACGAAATCAAAGGCGCTTATGGCGAACAAGCGGAGGCCGCGCGTCAAGCCGGGGCAGGTATGGTCGATGCCTGGGATAACGCTTGGGGTGATATCAAAGAGGTCATTGGCAGTGTTGCAATTGACGTATTCCCACCAATTATTGAGATGTTAGAAAATGTGGCCGGGTGGTTTCAAGGCTTGGAGCCTGAGGGCCAACGTGTGGTTGTGATGCTGGGCGCTTTGGCGGTTGCTATTCCGCCCGTCACCGCCGCTTTTGGCCTCATGGTGATCGGCATTTCGGCTTTGACGGGACCGCTGGCGCTGGTGGTTGGCGGTATCACCGCCCTGACCGTTGCCGCTGGTTTACTCTGGCCAGCGTCCGATAGCGTGACGGAATCCATTGATAAGCTGAATATTGCGTTGGATGCAGAACAGGAAAAGCTAACCGGATTGATCGGCCCCACCGGCACCAATATCAACCTGTCTGCAACGGCAGCCTCGCAGAAATTGGTTGAGGCACAGGCCCGCTATCAGAACATCAAGGCGATCATTGCAGAGGCGCAAGCCTTGGCAAAGGTTGAGCTAGAAAAAGCCGATATGCGCCTCAAGATGAATGAGGCCACCAAAAATATGGGCTTCACTGATCGCGATGGGGTTGATTACTTCTATTCGGGGCCGCGCAGCGTGGCTGATATCGTTGGTCCGCAAGCGGCGGATGCGATGGATGCGCGCGCGCGGGCTGAGGGGCACCTTGAGCAACTTGAGGAGCAAATGGCGCGGCTGTCCGAGATCAGCACAACGGCGGATGGCGCGGTTGTGGATCTTGGGGCCTCGCTGGATGAGGTCACCGTGCCAGCGGCCAAACTGACAGAAGCGATTGGCGGTGGCGGTGGATCTGGCGGCGGCAAGGGCGGTGGCGCGGGATCCGGTGGTGCAAAGGGTGGCCTGGTGGGCGCGGTTGAGGATTTGACCGGCGCAACGCAGGAGTTTGCACAGGATAACGGGTGGCAGACGGTAAAAGACAACTTTAAGGCCCTGATCCGCGATGGTCAGACCTGGGAAGAAACCTGGCAGAACATCTTTGGCGATGCGATTGACCGGCTCTTTGATCTGGCCTTTTCCCCGGCTTGGGATGCTTTGTTTCAAAACCTTGCGGGCATGTCAGCGGGAAATGGCGCGGGCGGTGGTGGCGGTCTCTTTGGTGGCCTGATTTCCGGGGTTGGGAATTGGGTTGGTAACGTGCTGGGGCTGGATACCGGCGGTGATGTGAAGGTGAGCGGCAAGGCCGGGATGGATCGCAACCTGACTGTTTTGCGCACCTCGGATGCGGAAACGGTTAGTGTGCGCCGCCAAGGTGACACAATGGGCGGCGGCCCGGTCATCAACATGTATATCCAAACGCCGGATGTTCAGGGCTTCCAATCCAGCCAAGCGCAGATTGCTTACCAAATGCGCGGGGCCTTGGCGGCGGTTGATCGCACCTCTTGATAAGTCGAAAGGGATCGCATGACGCATCTCAACATTGAATTCCCGCGCAACGTGGCGCAGGGCTGTCAGCGCAGCCTTGAGCGGCGCGATGAGGTGGTGACGCTGGCCAGCGGTCATGAGGAGGTCAATCAGCGCTGGCAGCATTCCCGGCGAAGCTGGAACGCCGGGCTTGCTGTCAGATCGGCTGAGGATCTGGCGCATGTGGTCGCGATCTTTGAGGAGGCACGCGGGCGCAAGCACAGCTTTGCCTTTCGCGATTGGCAGGATTGGCAGAGCTTTACCCGGCCCGCCGGTCTAACACCGCTGGATCAACCGCTTGGTGCGCTTCTGCCCAATAGCAGCGACTATGGGGTTGCTGTGGGCGATGGCGAAACGCGGGTGTTTCAGGTGTGCAAGCGCTATGGCAGCCTAAACCCCTATCTGCGCCCGATCTGCCTGCCGCATCACGCTGGGTTTCGTGTGGCGGTGAATGGAGGGGAACTGGTCTCGGGCTGGGCATTGTCAGCGATTGGCGGTCAATTGGAATTCGACACCCCGCCGCCTGACTCTGCCACCCTCACAGCCGGGTTCACCTTTGATGTTCCGGTGCGTTTCCAAGAGGCGCAGATTGTTACGGACTGGGTTTACTTCACTGAGCAACGGGGGCTTGGGGCGGTGCCGAATGTTGGGTTAGTTGAGAAGCGGATTGACTGACCGGTTTTACCGTCTGCAAACACAAAGCGGGAAGTTGCTTTATTTTCTCGAAATTTGATTGCGACATAGCCGCAAACTAATGGGGGTTTGTGGCTAACGTGAGTCATGAATTGCAATTCAGAAAGAAGTATTTTGTGAAATAGAATGTTTTCTATTATTTACAAACCTTTACTTGATGACTTTAAATCAATGCTCTTTTTTGGGGCTCTAAATCTCGTTACCTGGCCTCCATGTTTCCGTCGTAAAACTGTTACAATTCTGTCATGTAAGCGTTACATGACGAACGTAGTTGCGCAAAAGAGAAGTAATCCTGCTTCTCACACACAGCGCAAAAGAAAAGCGGCATCACCACGCCCTGGAAAGCAAGTGATACCGCTCTGCGCCAAATTAATGGAGCACTTTATGGATAAGCAGGCTTCTGCCAATATGAATCGGAAAAGTCCACAAAAAAATAGGCGTTGGAGCCTATCTTTCCTGACAGAGTTGTCTTGGAAAAAGCTAAATTTCCGCCTGATGTTTGATTTTTGGCGCGGAAAATCAAAGAAAAGCTAAGTAAAGCATATACTTGGTTGAACGGGCGCTTTTTAGCGCCCGTTTTTCATTTGAGAAGGGGAAATCTTGTGTCAGCGTACGAAAATCACCTAAAAACCGGCGACACGTCCCTGTGTCGCTGCTTCCACCTCACCCGCGCTGATGGCGCTGTGATGGGGTTCACGGATAACAATACGGATATCGTTTTTGATGGGGTTACCTATCGCGCTGACACCGCACTGACCGCCTCTGAGGCCTCGCAATCCTTGGGCCTGTCCCCGGATGAGCTGGAGGCGCAGGGGGCGCTGTCTTCGGACACCCTGACAGAGGCGGATATTCAGGCGGGCCTGTATGATGGCGCGGTTGTCGTGGTTTGGGATGTGAATTTTCTGGATACATCTGTGCGCAAGATCCTGGGCAGTTTCGCCATTGGGGAAATCACCCGTGGCGGGCTGGCGTTCAAAGCTGAGTTGCGATCCCTTGCGGCGGCGCTGGAGCAAGAGGTGGGCGATGTTTACAGTGCCACCTGCCGCGCCCGGCTCTTGGGGGATCATCAATGCCGGTTGGATCTGAATAATTGGCAGGGCGAGGCTGAGGTTGTCAGCGTGCAAGGTGAATATGTGACGGTTTCTGGCTTGTCGGCCTTTGATGACGGGATCTTTGATCGCGGTACAATCACTTGGATCACCGGCGCAAACACCTTTGACCCAATCGACATTCATTCAACCGCGCGGGATGGTGACAATCTGATCCTGACGCTTTGGCGGCAAACGGGCCGCCCGATCCTGGTGGGGGATCGCATGACGGTCACGGCGGGCTGTAATCGCACGGCTGAGCAATGCCGATTGCGTTTTGATAACCTGCTGAATTTCAGGGGTGAGCCGCATATGCCGGGTGAGACCTATACCGGCGAATACGCGGTGCAAGGTGCGCCGGGTCAGACGGGCGGCAGTCGTTTTGCCTGAGATTCTGGATCGGACGCGAGTCCACCACGCGGCAAAAGGTTGGATTGGCACCCCCTTTGTTCAACAGGGGGATCTGCGTGGGGCGGGCGCTGATTGCGTCGGCCTGGTGCGCGGCCTCTGGCGCGAGCTGAGCGGTGTTTACGTGCCGCCCCCGGCCTGGCGCTCTGATTGGGCCGTTGCACCGGGTGAGCCGATCTTGCGCGGCCTCTGCGCGCATCTGGTGCAGGTGCGTGACGCGTGCCCCGGCACAATTGCCGTGTTCCGGGTGGGTCGCAAACGCGCCGCGCATCTCGGGATCCTGACTGAGCGCGGCGTCATTCACGCCCATGACGCTTTGGGCGTGATCGAAATTGGGCGCGGGGGGCTTCCTGCGCCTGGCAGTCTTTGGGCCTTTCCTCAGGTAGCGGGGGCCTGATGCGGTTTTCCTGAATTCTGGAGATTTGGCAGATGGCAACGGTGCTTTTTGCGGGGCTGGGTAGTGCGCTTGGGGCCTCAATTGGTGGTGGTATCCTTGGGGTTAGCTCTGCCGTGATCGGACAGGCCATTGGTGCCACTTTGGGCCGCGCCGTGGATCAGCGTCTTTTGGCGGCCATGTCGCCTGCGATCAAACAAACCGGGCCGCGCTTGGATAACCTGGAGGTGATGACCTCAAATGAGGGCGCGGCCATTCCTGAAATTGCCGGGCGCGTTGCCGTGGCGGGCGAAGTCATCTGGGCGACTGAGCTAAAAGAGGTCAAGAAAGCCAAGAAAAAATCGGTTGGGTCGGGCAAGCAAAAACAGAAGGTCAAGCAAGAGAATTACCTTTACTTTGCATCTTTGGCGATAGGGTTGGGCCGGGGGCCTTTGGCGGGCTTTGGCCGGATCTGGATTGATGGAAATCAGGTGGATCTGTCCGAGATGATCGCAGAAAACCGCCTGCGGTTCTATTCGGGCAGTGAGGATCAAATGCCGGATCCGCTGATTGAAGCGGTTGAAGGTTTTGCGCCCGCCTATCGCGGCCTGTGCTACATTGTCTTTGAGGATCTGCCTTTAAAGGATTTTGGTAATCGGGTTCCTCAGATCAAGGTAGAGGTGTTCGGTCAATCTGGCGAGCTTGAACAGCTTGTGCGTGGGGTGAATGTCATTCCGGGGACCACGGAATGGGGCTATATGCCCGATGTAGTTATGAAACGCGATGTTTATAACGGCTTACCCTCAGGATATGACGATACGCTAAGCCCTATCTTTCCCGGCTTCGGTTCTCTGTTCGAAACGATCCATGAGGCGACGGAAAACGCATCGCGACATGCTGGCGTTTCCGATTGGTCCCATTCAATGGACTTGCTAGCAACCACATTGCCGCAAGCGGAAACTGCAAGCCTGGTCGTCTCCTGGTTTGGCACTGACCTCAGGGCAGGGCAGTGCCAGATTGAGCCGCGTTTGGAGCGGCGGGACAAGAACACAGATCCTGCTTGGATGGCGGGTGGGTTGACGCGCATTGCCGCAAACCTTGTCTCCTTTGAGGATGATGAACCGAACTACGGGTCAAGCCCTGCCGATATCTCGGTGATAGAGGCGATCCGCGACCTGCGCGCCCGTGGAAAGCGGGTGGTGCTTTATCCGTTTGTGATGATGGATATCACGGATGAGCAAGCCTTGCCGGATCCATCGGGGAAGGGTGTTCAACCAAAACACCCTTGGCGTGGGCGGATTATGCCGGAGCAAGGTCAATCGGTCTCTGATGAGATTGCCGGTTTCATGGGCACTGCCGTGCCTGCTGATTTCTCAGTGTCCGGTGATGTGGTGTCATATTCCGGCCCGGTGGAATGGCGGTTTCGTCGTTTCATTCTGCATCTTGCCCATTTGGCGGCTGCGGCGGGTGGTGTGGATGCGTTTCTAATCGGGTCTGAAATGCGCGGTCTCAGCATGGCACCGGATGGGCCGGGGCAGTATCCCTTTGTCCAAGCGCTTCGTTCCCTCGCTGCCGATGTGCGCACAGTTTTGCCGGGCGCAGCGATCAGTTACGCGGCGGATTGGTCGGAGTATCACTCCCATCAAGACGGTGCAGATCTGCGCTTTCACCTGGATCCGCTTTGGGCAGATCCCAACATTGATTTTGTTGGGATCGACAACTACTTGCCGCTGTCTGATTGGCGCAGTGGTGTTGATCATGCGGATTATGATGCAGAGGCCGGATTTACCACACCTTATGCGCTGGACTACCTCAAGGCCAATATTGAGGGCGGTGAATATTGGGATTGGTACTATGCATCTGAGGCTGATCGAGCTACGCAGATCCGCACGCCAATTACCGATGGTGCCCACGGGGAACCCTGGGTTTATCGTCAAAAGGCAATCAGGGATTGGCACGCAAATGCGCATCATGAGCGCCAAGGCGCATCCCGCGCTGCTACTTCAACGGATTGGGTTCCGGGATCAAAGCCCATTTGGTTTACTGAGCTGGGCTGTCCAGCCGTAGACAATGGGGCCAATCAGCCCAATGTGTTTTATGCGGCGAAATCCTCTGAAACCGCGCTGCCGCATTTCTCCAAAGGTGTGCGTGATGATTTCATGCAGCGCCAGTTTCTGCGCGCCTCTCTTGAGTGGTGGCGCGACAATGGCGCGGGCGTGGTTGATATCGACAATGTGCAGATCTGGGCTTGGGATGCGCGGCCATGGCCGGAATTCCCGGTGCAGTCGGCCTATTGGAGCGATGGCGGCGATTGGCATAGGGGGCATTGGCTGAATGGTCGTGCGGGCGCGGTTCCGGCGGCTGAATTGATCCGGGATCGGTTGGTTGATCGCCACGGATTGTCTGCGGATCAGGTGGATGTGTCGGCCTGCTTTGGTCAGATAGATGGCTACCCTGCCACGGCCCCAATCGGGTTTCGGGATTGGCTCCAGCCAATTGAAATCGGAATGGGGCTTCATGCCTTTGAGCATGGCGGCAAGTTGGTTGTAGAAAGCCGGTCTGCCGCCAAGGTTGCGCAAACCGCCACTGAGGCTGTCATGGTCGATGCGGGCGAAAACAGCCTGTATGAGCGCAAGCGCCTGGCGCTGGATGATGTGGCGGCGGTCTCTGTTCTGAGTTTCATTGATGGAATGGGGGATTATGAACGCCGCCCGGCCCGCGCAAGTATCGGTGCTGGACGCGAGAAAGGAACGGCGGGGGCGTCTCTGGATCTGGTCATGGATTATGAGCGCGGTTTCGCGGCAAATGAGCGGACCCTGAGGGCAGCGGCGGATGGGCGCGAGGCAATCACCTTTCGACTGCCGCGCAGCGCTACGGCGATCAGACCGGGCGTGGTGCTCCCCTTATCCATCAAAGGGGAAGCCACGCTGCCCATGATGGTTGAGCGGATTGTTGACGGAGTGGATCGCCAGGTTGAGTTGAAAAGCTTCAGCTTTGCAGCTTACGCCGCAACCGGGGGCGTGTTGCGCTCTGCACCAACCATACCTGCGCAAGGGTCTGGGTCTGTCATGGTGCGCTTTTTGGATCTGCCAATCCTGCCGGGTAGTCAGGCGTCACCTTGGGATACCTATATTGCCTGTCACGCAAGCCCATGGCCAGGTGAGGTATCTGTGGCGCAAAGCGCGGATCCTCAGGCAGGATTTGAGACATTGGCGGATGTTACCTTGTCCACGGATATGGGCGAGCTTACCGGCGATCTTTCACCCGTCGGTGCTGCGCTTTGGCAGCGATCAGGCGTCACCATAAAGCTCTATTCCGGCTCACTGGTGGGGCGGGATGAGCTGGACGTGCTGAACGGTGCAAACGCGCTTGCTGTGTTGCATCCTGAGGGGTGGGAAATCCTGCAATTTCGTGATGCGCAGCTTGTCGGGCCGGGCGAATGGCGGATTTCGCATCTCTTGCGGGGCCGCTTGGGCACAGATGGTGTCATGGGTAGCGATCCGTTGACAACGGGTGCCCCGGTCGTGGTGTTGGATGACAGTTTGACGCCGCTGGAGTTGCCACAATCGCAATTGGGTATGCCGCTTTACTACCGTAGCGGCCCGGTGGATGTGACGCCGGATCGCCATCAGGTGCGTGGGTTTACGGCGCAAGGTGTGGGGTTGAAACCCTACGCCCCTTGTCATTTTCGGGTGCAAAATAGTGGCTGGGATCTGTCCCTGAGCTGGATCAGGCGCAGCCGAATTGATGGCGATGCGGATTGGCGCGACGGGGTGTCTGATGTGCCTCTTGGTGAGGTGTCAGAAGCCTATCGCCTTGAGGTGGTGAGCGGTGGTGAGGTGGTCAGGTCAGAGGATCTGAGCGCGCCAAGCTTCCTCTATAGCGCCGCAATGGCCGCCACAGATGGCGTAACCGTGCCCTATCAGATCCGCGTGGCGCAAGTGTCAGAGAGTTACGGGCCGGGTGACTGGGCCGTGATCGAAATCAGCGAATAGGTGAGACATGAAAAAGCCTGACAAGGTAAAGGCCGGGTATCGCCCGGCCTGTCAAAAAGTGCGCCGATACCTGGAGATTATCCAGCGCAAGGCCTCGGAGGCTGGCCCGGCTGCCCTGGAGGAAATCCAGCGCGAGGCAGGTCTCGCACTTGCCCTGATTGATCGGCGCGAAAAGGATTGGGCGTCATGAGTGAGGCTGTTTTGACCGCCGCCCTTGCGCGCCTCACTGCCGCCTTGCCAGATTGGCGCGATGCTACCGGATCCGTCCACCCGGTGCATGAGGGGCGATTGCCCGCCTTCGCGCTTAAGGTCGTTTACACAGACTCTGAACGCACCGGCATGGGCGACGGTGAGTGGATGCATGAGGGGCAGCTTGAGATTGAGATTGCCACGCATCCGCCAGCGCAATCTGAAAGCGGGTTGCATGACATTGCGCGGCAATTCGTGACCGCGATCCTGACGCCGGATGATGATTTGGGCGGCGTGGCCTGGTCAATTGATCAGGGGTCCTTTGAGGCGGAACATGACAAGGGGGCCTCGCCAATCAGCCGGGGCGAAATCCTCTTTCCTTTGACGGTTATCGAATAGGGCGCATCCAGCGCCCTGTTTGTGATCTTGCCCCGCTTTGTGCGGGGCTTTTGTTTGGAGGTCTCAAGAATGCAGACCGATGTTGTTGCTGCGACCACTGGCGGCACGCTTCTAACCTCGCCTTTTTGGCTGCACCTGCTGGAACCGGCCTTGCAGATTGCGGTGCCCGTTCTGGGTTTTTTCGTGCTGGTCCTGACCATTTGGAAATACTGGCTGGAAATCCAGATCAAGCGCGAAATCCTCAAAGATCATCAGGAGGATGAATAATGCCTCAGCTTCCCTTGTCAGATGAACAGCTTAAGCACACGTTGAAGGTTCTGGATGAACATGACGGAAACCTGACCAAGGCTGCAAAGGCCCTTGGGATTGCGCGTAGCTCACTACATCACCGTCGTGCGCGCGCAGCGGATCGAGGGCTTGGCGGATCTTCACCGATCCCGATCCCGCCGGGTCAGGTGATCAAAGGCACCTCAACCCTTGTTGACCGCAATGGCCAGATTGCTGCGACCTGGATCAAGACACAAAAGGACGGGTTTTCGCTGCCTGATGTTCTTGCGGCGGTGCAGGAGGCGATTGGCGATCAGCGCAGTGACGCGCAAGTCGCGCCGCCCAAAACCAAAGCTGATGCAGATCTGTTGAATGTTTTCCCGTGGCCGGACCTTCATCTTGGAATGTTCGCCTGGGGCGATGAGACGGGGCAGGATTACGATTTGCGCATTGCTGAGGATTTGGTGCGCAAGACGTTTTCCGAGCTGCTGGAGCGCGCCGCCTCTGCGCAACATGCTATCATCCTTGGCCTTGGCGATATCACCCATGCGGATGATGAAACCGCGACCACCCGGCGCAGCGGCAACCCGCTGGATGTGGATACGCGTCACCAAAAGGTGCTGACTTCAACCATTCGCTTGCTGATCTGGGCAATAGATCGGGCTTTGGACAAGTTTCCAAAGGTTACGGTGCGCTTGCTGAAAGGCAATCATGATGAGCAAACCGCCGCCGCGCTGTCTGTTGCGCTGGCGGTGTTCTACCAAGATCACCCGCGCGTCACGGTGGATGATAGCCCCTCTCTATGGTGGTTCCATCGCCACGGGGAAACTCTGCTGGGGGCAACCCATGGCCACACCTGCAAGGCGGATAACATGCCGGGCGTTATGGCGGCTGAGCGCCCCTCTGAGTGGGGAGTCACGGCGCATCGCTACATTCTGCATGGGCACCTGCATCACCGCCGTGTGATCGAAAACATGGGCGTGCCTGTGGAATGCTTTCAAACCATTGCTCCCAAAGATGCCTATCACGCGGGCGCTGGCTATGTCTCTGGCCGGTCCATGATGGGGATCGCTTATCACGCCAAGCATGGCGAGTGGTCGCGCTGGCAAGTCAATCTCACCAAAGAGGATGCAGCAAAATGAGCGCCAATTCTGAAACCGTGAACGGTGTCCCGATCCAACCGCCTGCCGGGCTGCAACCAAACCCCAATGAGCCAAAGCAAGAGGCCGGAATGCGCAAGGTGCCGTTTCAGTTCCTGCCAATGGCGGTTCTTGCTGAAATGGCCGTAGCCCATGGCGAGGGGGCGATCAAATACGGCCCCTTCAACTGGCGCGAGGGGAGGGTGGTTGCAACCACCTATTACGGCGCGGCCATGCGCCATTTGGCGGCTTTTGTTGAGGGCGAGGATATCGACCCTGATAGCGGCTTGTCACACCTCACCAAGGCGATCACCTCGCTTGCTGTCCTGCGGGATGCGCAGATCCAAGGCACCGCGATTGATGATCGCCCGCGCCCTTCGCCGCCGGATCTGATGGCACGATTGAACCAAGCAACGGAAACTATGCGCGCCAAGCAATCGGCGCAGAAAGGTATCTGAACATGAGCAAGCTTACAGATCTGGCAGCCGCTGTTGGCCGCGCTATCGCTCCTCTGCCGTTTACGGTCTCTGTGATCGTGTCGGAAAACACGGAGCAACTGGAAATTGGCAATGGCGTTAAGGCAAATCCAAGCGCCAAGGTTGACCATGTGACCCTTGTTGCGCGCCTGTCTGCGATTATGGGGAATTGGCTGGATGGCTATCATCTGCATGTGACATGCCCTGACGTTGAATTCGTCTTTTCGATGGTTCCCGGTGGCGCGATCCTGGTGGGCGATGGCCCTGTGTATCATGGCGAAACAATTGACCTGTCCAGCGAAGTGCCGCGCCTGACCATGCGACGGATTTCACCGGGCGGGTGGTGCCACAAAACCAGTGTGGGCGTTTACTACTACGGCAGCGGCACATTCGATTTTGTTGGCGAGGGGCGCGAGATGTTCACGCAAGAGGCGCTCTGGAAAAACGGTGTGCGCCCATGCTCAAGTGACCGTGCCATTGACGGTCTCGGCCCGCGCACGACAGGTGCCGTGTTTGCGATTTTTGACTGACAGAGCGCCCCGCCAGCTTGGCGGGGCGTTTATATTTGTTGAGGTGGGGAATTTCAGCTTTGCGCAGGAAGCGGAGTTTGCAAAGTCGGCGCGGACAAGAAAATTTCGCAGCCCGACCGTCCCAAAGCCAACCTACGTTATAGGTTAGCGACTGCGGTGCAGTTTTCCAAAACAGAAACCTCAACTTACAGTCGTCAAGAACCCTAAGCTTAGAAGTCCAAAGCTTTGTTACGCGCTAATCACGAGGTTATGCCATCCTTTTTATTTAACGATGAGTGTCGGTTAACCAAGTATTAGGCCATAGCGCCAAACCAAAAGGAACGTCTGTTTCAAACGCTAAAATCCAATTCATCAAACCCCATATACTCGGCATCTTCCTGCACAAGTTGATCAATTAGTCTTTGGGAAATCAGTTCATTCTCACTGAACTCATCAATATCTCCTATAAAATCGAAAATTTCATCATCGGTGCTTCCCACTTCTTTCTGGAGCCTGTTCATTGTGATGTCGTCTGGGTCAAAGTCAAATTGATCATACATCCAAGAATATGGGAGTTTGATTGTGCGAAGTCCATTAGAACGTCGGAGAGGCGACAGGTCTGTAAAATTCAGGGACTCGCTAAGATCAATAAACTCAAGGTGATGCAAGCTCTTTACAAACTCTACAGTTTCGAGCCTCCCAGAATGAACAATCAATTTTGTCAAACTGGTGCAGAGTCCAATTTTATTGAATTCCATCGCAGGGAGTGCTTCTGCACCGTACAACTCCAGCAACTCAATTTGTTTAGAGTTGCCCAAAAAAGAAAGTGATCGAAGGTCGCATTTCTTTTGAATAACTAGATGTCTTAGAGATTTCAAACAAGCCAAACTCTGCAACGTATCTTCATCAAGATCCGTCTTGACGATTAATTGCTGTACTTTGGGGAGCTGGAGGGCGACAAGCGCGTCCTCTTTTGTCTCAATTTCCATGGCCAACAATGTCGTGCAATTTGCCAATACTACACGACTATAGGCGTTGTTGGGAAACAAAGATCTTCCGTTTGCAAGGAGCTGGTCTACCTTGGTGTCACCCAGCTCAGCGAACCTTTCAAGGGCAAACAACGCGTCTGGTTCCATCGACCCAATGAGTGCTTCAATGCAGAAGGGCCAGAACTGTCTGGATTCCTCGACGGCAAACTCTCCTAACGGTTCCACGATAATCGCTCCACTGCCGGAAAGCTCATCGGCCTCTCGGCTGTTCTTAGGGGGAAGTACTTCCGCTAAATGGCCTCTCACTGTCTCCCTTAGCTCTGGGTCCAGTTCTGCAATGTCACGAATTGACCCTTGTAATACCAACAAGCAATGCCGGCGATCTGCTTCGTCCAAACTTGGAAGTTTTTCGAGCAAGTCAGCAACTAGTTGATCTGCAAAAGCCGGTGTCGAAAGCGACATAGCGAAAGCGCAAACGACATTGTAGTCTGGATTGGTGAAGTTATCTCTTACCCACTCAACCATTCCCTTTTCCACAATGCGTAAAGCATAGTAGTACTCTTGAAACGTCTTGTGAGAAAAGTCGATCGCGCCTACTGCTGGGCTTCTAAGGACATGACTTCGTTCAGCGAGATATCTTAAAATATCACCAGACTTCGAGGGTTCAATGCCTAGGGAGGGTAAATACTCTTTAAGATTTCCCTCGACGTCATCAAGCTTTACTTGAAAGCTTTTTCGCAGATAAAAGTATTCTGCGATGAAGCACAAAATTTTTGTGCTTTGCCGGTCGGTCAGGACGACGCCACTCTCGGCCTCGATGCCTCTTTCTGCGTCTCTCCGCGCTACTAACGCGCTTGTCGCTATTCTGTACAATTCGCCTCGGTCGCTTGGGACAATGCCTTTGCGATCAGCATTTACAAAGCAAAGTAGAGAACAAATCAATGGGTTGCGTACGATGGTTCTCAAGACCCTGTTTGAAAAAACCTGCTTGATGAGTCGTGCCTGAAGTAGTTTGAGGTCGTTTTCATTATTCTCTTGATTATGAGCAACCTGATGTTCATAGGCTCTGTACCACCTAGAAATCATCTGACCTACCTGATCAAGATCCATAGGTTGAACGTTTAATTCGCGGTTGGGTGTACCGAACTCGCTAACCAGCTGTTCGACTTCTGCAACGGCATACGGTCTTGATGAGAGTATGGCTTTCGACTCAGGCCATGCTGCCAAGAGTTCTTCCACCCATTGTGACGCTCGACTTCGACAGCCCTCAGGTAGCTCATCATATCCATCAAGCATAAAAAGGAGCTTCCGGTTCTTAACAATGTCACTGAGCCAATCAGTGTCAAGTTTGGCTCCGAATGCACCAAGCGAACAGGTTACAAGTTCGGCACCCTGTGGAAAAGGCAGTCCAGCGAAATCTCTAAGCCGGACAAACACCGGGAAAAAATCGTTTAAATGTCTGAGTTGGTCGGGAAGCTGTTTCTTCACCATTGAAAGCAGAAGCCAAGAGAGTAATGTAGTCTTCCCCGACCCTGGTTCGCCCGTCACGACAGTTAGCGGTCGAGGGTTTTTGAGCGCAAGGGAGATTACTTTTATCGAACTTTCGGTCTTTTTTGTTTCACGCCCAGTTATCGTCAAATTGACATATGCAAGCGATAGGTCATAACGTTTCGGCAAACCCGTGGTGTCTACACCAAATATGTTGACCTTACCAAGTTTGTTCGTGAGCGCAGTTCGATAAATAACTTCGTTCGGGGACTTGGGCTTTACTGCGGTGTGGTGAAGGTCATTTACCAACAACTCGATGCGAGACATGCGGTCTAAAATTTCAGACGTGTCAGCCAATACTGCCTTTAAAGCTTCAAGTGAGAATTTTGGAAATGCATCGATACAAGAAAGGACTTTAGCAACGACATGTTTACTCAATGAAAAGAAAACGTTTTCATCCAAGCAAAGTTCGGATGGCTTTGTTATGTTTTCCTTCTGGAAAACATCTAGAATCACCTCAGCTCGCAACCCGTGCTCCAAACAGGTATCTAAGAATTTCTTGCTACAAACGTAGGTCAGCGCAGTCTCAATCGAAAGTTTGACGTCGCCAGGCAAAATCGACCGAAATTCAGATTCGACGTAGGCTTGAATGCTTTCGAAAACTTCGTCCTCGATTTCCGCAAAGAAACGCTCTGCTTTTCGAGCTTCTTGATAGTCGTTAAGCTTCGCGTCAAAGTACTCGGCACCGAGTTCAGTCGCCGTTCCAATGAGATCTCCGTCGCCGGTCCAGATCGCAACCATCGTTTTCGCAAGTTTGCCCGAAAAAATTGTTGCCAAAAACGAGAACATTAGTTTCTTCCTACAATACAAATTTCGCTTTTTTCTACCTTAACCAGATTTTTCTTCTCGTCGATAAGAACCTTTCCCATCGATCTGGAACTGCAACAAGGTTTTGGCACGCGCGGGTAGCGAAGGTCCGCTTACGCTCAAACGCAGATCGATCAGGTCCGCTTAGGGCTGACTCCCGCCATCCGTTTGACTTGAGATCAGAAATGATATGATTGGTTTTCAATCACGCAGGAATCACGCTCAAATCCAAATAAAGTTATGAAAATAAGGATAATTTAGGTGCCGTGTGGGGGCACCATTTCACATTTTGATGTGAAATCCGCTAAAAAATCAAATATTACAGACACTTGTGGAGTTCGATAGCCATTTTGGCGGTCGTATGCCAATGGTGCCTTGAAAGCCGTTTTCAGGATGGTTTTCCGCACTTCTAGTGATCCCTTTTCGTATATATTCCAAGGGTTTGAGAGGAATCCTCTCAAAAGTTCGATAATTTCGGACAGTGCGTTCTTAGGCTTGGTGTTTTGGGATAGCTTATCGGTCAGCAAAAGCTTGTCCTCTTCCAGCTTCGCAATCTTGCTTTCGAGTGCCGCCATGACCTTTGGATTCGAGGTCTCGACCATGCGTTCGACAAGCGCATCCTGTTGCTTATCCAGTTCTGTGTGCTGGCGTCTGATTTCAGCCTTTGCCTGCTTGGCCTGATCACCCCGTTGATCCCATGCGTCTTTCAACATCGACATAGCGATATCGAGCATGTTTTTGCTTGGCGTCATCGAACGGAGAATGTTCTCAAACCCAGCATCAATCTTTTCGGCGCGGATGCTCTTGCGATACTCCGAACAATCACGGGTTTGACAGTTGTAGTAGGGGTAACGCTTCCCCGTCGCACTGCGCGACCAATAGGCCGTCATAGGCTTGTCACAGCAGGCACAATTGACTGAACCACGCAAAGGAAAGTCTTTGCTGATGTCGGGGCGCTTGGCGGCGATGCCTTTGCTGTTCCGACGCTCTTGGATGGTTTGATAAGTCTCCAATGAGATCAAAGCTTGGTGATGTCCTTTGCGACGTGTGATGCCCCAAGGCTCATGCTCAATGTAACCCGCATAGATCACGCGGTTGAGCATATCCGTCACCTTCTGTTGGCGGATTTGCCCATTGGGCAGGTCTTTTGGAAACTCTGGCTGAGCCTCCAAGAAGCGCTTGATGTCCGCCTGTCCAGAGAAACGGCCAGAAGCATAACCTTCCAGCGCTTCCTTGACGATGGAGGCGACGGGTCCATCTGGTGTGAGCAGTTTCCCATGGCCCTTGGTTTTCTCGTAAGTGTACCCCACAGGCGCGGAGAAGACGGAATAGCCATTCATCATCCGCCCCTTCATGCGGTTGGAGGTTTGCTCGGCGTTCTTTTCGCGTTGGTGCTGCGCGACCGAGGCCAGCATGTGTTCGACAAGGCGGGAGTCGCTATCCTCGCCGAACTCGATGGACGGGCTTTCCAAGATGCCGCCTGCATCGCTCAGAGTTTGACGTAGAGAGATGTGAGCTTGAACGTCACGCGCAAAGCGGCTGATGTCGTCAATGATGACCACCACGCTACCCGTGGGATGCAGACGCAGGAAAGCCAACATTCGATCCATAGCTGGACGACGCTCGAACTTACCTGACATATCGTCTTTGAACACTTCGACGACATCGTAATCCTTGTAAGTCGCATACTCACGGCAGCGGTTCTCTTGGCTTGCTAGGCCGTCACCCTCGCGGACTTGCTTGGCCCCCGACACGCGGGCATAGATCACCGCTTTTGTTGGTTTTGTTGTCGTTACTCCTGCCAT